CTCTATCTATTTATTTTACTACTCTAGACTATCTTGCAAAGTAGAAGAACCCTGTCTGCAGTATGACGACCGTGTATACCCGATTGGCTTACCGGGTAACGCGTTGTGCCAGTGACTACACTACTACCAGAACAGACTCCTCCATCTGTACTCCACACTCTCGAATGATGGCACGACAACCCCTACCTCACGGAATGGGGCAAAGAGCCGATCATATTCCTGCTTGCCAGAATGAACGGCAAGCATAGTGATCGAAGTGAGTTTCTCAGATAGAGTCCCTGGACGATAGTATGACAACATTGCTTCCAACGCCTCTCTGTTCATGACAGGCCGATACAGAGGGCCCTCTTTCTTAAACTTTCTTTTTAAGAAGACAACGTCTTCAAGCGTCGAATTAAGAGGAAAGGTAGAAGTTGTGTTAGCGGGAGTTATCTTATATCCTGTCTTTGCGAGGCTTGCTCTCACCTTATCAAAATCCAATTGGTAATTTGTGGCCACAAGGAGATCATCTCCGTACGACAACACCTTCACATCATCAAATTCAAAATTTTTATACGTGAGATACAAACCCGCCCTAATTATTATATTATTCATTATAGTGTTTAGCATTGAGGTCGCTGCACAACCTGATGGGAGACCACCGGTTATCAGAAAGCGCTTCTCCTCAAACGCATGGGTTGAAATGGCTAATGACTCAAGATATTCTCTAGTCAGGGGGTCAAAACCATTCTCTGGAGTGAAAAATTCCTCAGCCAATAAGCGGAACATTGCCACCGAATGGGTCGAATCAAAGTTGGAGTAGTCCACATCGTAGACACGCTCAAAACCTTGCATGGCGACACCGAAGGCAGTCCAGTGTACATCTGGGTCACATCCAATGGCTGATCCTAGTTCCAGACCCGGTTGGGTCTGGAACTTTGATGCAAACTTTCCCAACAATTGTCTACCCAGAATGCAATGCTCAAATGGTGGAACATCTACAATCCGTGTCTTGGCGGCTTGAACCTTCTCTATCGGTCTAAGCTCATCCTTGAGGAATGTTTGATAGACAACTTCGGAAAAGTCTCCTTCATTCATTTTTCTTAATCTTTCTGCCGCAAACGGGATCAGGGTGGCTGATTCCCAATCTACGACATCTGTTCTGCGCATTCCTAGCGCAGTATATGGAAGCCCCGGGGAGGTGTTCCTGTCCATGGGGTCCATCCCCTCCAGTCCTTCCAAAGCCTGCTTTACAGTCAGACGGCCATTGTCTTTTCCCAGCAAGGTGAAAACTCTATTGGCATACTCTTTGGCTACCATTCTAAACACTGGTGGGAGGCTTTCCTGGTTGGAGGTATGTTTGGAGAAAGCCACTTCATCTACATCAGCCTCTGTTCTAGGGTCAAATTTCGATAGAACAGCCGGGGCATATGCTGGTTGGAAGACTTGACGGGCAACGGTGGGGCGTAGTGCTGTTTTACGTGGTACGTGAATACGGGGCCCATCTGGCAATCTCTCGAGAGCACCCTGTGGCTCAAAGGCATTCACTACCGCCCGAATCATCTCCTGTGACACAATCGAGGCGGCGGCTATTCCCATAGAGCCAGCAGAATGGATGCCAAGGATTTTCTTGCTTCCTCCAAGATCTGCCAGTAGGGCTGATCCACACCAGCCCTTTCGTGTGTTAGCCTTGTAATGAATACAGTGATTAAAGGTCTGGCCGGTTTCCACTGGGACTGACACACCAGCTTTCAGGAAGGTTCCTGTGTACATCATGGGTATGTCCGTGTTCATTATCCCCGTGACTGGAGCGGCACCAGTAGGAAGTACATCACCAGCCTTGACAAATTTGGATGTATTGTCTCTGAATAGAGGACCAGAAGAGAGGCGGATGAAAGATACGTCAGTCTCTTTGCCTGCTTTAGCTATGGCCAAAATTTTAACAGTAGAGCGGGCGTGTGTGACTCCACGCACTACTATGGAAGTCCAGTCAGACTCGGCCATGTGTCTATTTACTACCAAGGTGCGGCCTCTCACAAGGAGGCAAGTCTGGGTGCTCACCCCAGTGGGGTAGACAAAACCAATGGGGGCGGTTACATGTTTGGCTACATATTTTTCAAAGTCCATCACAGGGTTTGGTCCCTGAATGTCCAACAACTGCAGTGTTTTTGGTTTAACTCTCGCTGTCTCATTGTAAGGTCCCTGCTCCTGCTCATCCAATTGCACACGAACCAGATCAGGCTTGACCATCTGCTTCACCGCCTTGGCCATCTTGACAACTTGGGAAAGTGCCAGAGTCGCAGCACACAACATTGCAGAAATCTTCAACCAATCAGAAAACACAGAGTTACGCTCCTGTACTTTCGCGAAAGCCTCTTGCAATTCCTCAAGCTGTTCATCTGTCGCTTGCTGTCTTGCTTTAAGCTGCTGGACTACGGAATGGAAACTGACCTCGTCTACTGGACCTTGTGCCACAAGGGTCTGCACGGTTGTGAGAACTTTCTTCTTCCTTTCAATCCTAGCCACGGCTCTCTCAATCACATCTACCAGGGAAATGATCTCTTTAGTTCGGTTATCTCTGAACTGGAGCCCAGCTTTCTCAAGGAAAAGGCAGTTATTCTGGAAGCATGGAAGAGGAGCCTCACCGGTAGGCCTAAAGGCTCTTTCAACATCCAAAACCTTATACCCGGCCTCTGTTTTGGAGCAGACTGGACCAGCAGACACTGAATAGTCGAAAGTTATCCTTCTCTCAACAGCAGGGTAATGGGCTATTGTGACAGGTCTAAACTCAGGCAGATTGGTAGTTGCCACCACAAGCTGAGATGTAAAGGGGGTGCCCTTTCTCTCTAGACTAGCCATATTGGGGAGAAAATTGGTAGTCGAAACCATCTGACAGAACGTAGTGAAATCAGAGCCATCAGGATTTTGCCCTAGATCATCCATTATTGCTGCAAACTGATTTTCATAGCCATCAAAGAAATCCGAATCGGGGGGAAGGGAATACACAGATTGCCGGCCGAAAATGGTCTTGGAGACGGCCTGGGCAATAACCTGACTTGATAAAGATTTCCCTTGCCCCGCGTCTCCGCGGAGCACAATCACGACTGGCTCACACCGAGCGGTGGCGTGGTCATGCTTCTGTCTGAATTTTTCACAGACGGCGGCGATACCCGTTCTCTTCTCTTTCACTGCCTGATTGTACAGCTTTTCAAAGAAATCAAAACTCTCCTTGCACTCTACATAGGCGGCCATTCCATTCCGGAGATCAGAAATGCGCTTCGCATGTTCGGGGAAACGCTGCAAGAGCTGATCTAGGGTCTGTTCCTTTTCCTCCTGTACTATCCATGTCCCAAACCAATCAACCACCTTTTCCACAGTCTTGACGGCCCAGTCCAGGTTCTTGGCTAGGGAGAAAATATCATTTACCTGTTTCAAGGGGGATTGTTGTTGGAAAAGAGAGATTGTGGGAAACCGTGGTGGAGGAGTGATGAAAATTGTCTTGAACTTAGCTGCTATTTCTTCGCACAGACTTGTCTGGCTTGTAATCTCGGCGGCCGTCAATGTTCCTAAGCAGAGCAGAGTCAAAGGGTCCGGATGCATCACTGCTATTGTCATCCCTGCAATCAGCTGCACACATCTGCTCAAGAGCTGCTTCCAGAACTCTGGGTTGTTTAGTGTTTCTTTTACATTTTCCCATGCATCCGATAGAGAACTTAATGTCTTTATAATCTTCATTGCTTTTTGGGCGTCCTCGTTGGCATCGAGCAAAGCCGTAAAAGCTGATCCCATAGCTTTGCTGGCAAGGTCGTTCGGCAGTAGGGTTTGAGCCATTGATGACACTGCCGCTCCTTGGGTCTGGAAAACCTGTTTCCTTGGTCTAAACATGAAGGGCCCTGGATTTGTCTCAATGTCATGAATCAGTAGGTCCGCAAAGTAACCAGCGTAGTGGGCATTGAAGATCCGGTACAAACCGAAAACGTTCTCCTCTCGCACGGGCCATTCCTTCTGAACCAGGGGCAGTCTAAAAGGCCTGACTCTCTTATAATATATATCCATGGTCACTCTACATGGTTCTGCTCTTAGAACCGCCTGGTAGGTATTCTTCCAAGGATTCCAGGGAGCTCTAGAGTCCATTGACGGGTAGTTCCCGTTGCTCAGGAAAGAGACCTGTTTGGTCTTTGATCTCAGAATCACGTCCGCACGTGTTTCAGCCCAAAAGTGTCCATGTCTAAACAATCTAACCTCCAAACCTCTATGGTTGAATTGAATGAGAACATGTAACGTGGGGTATGTTCTTGAAATGTCTAGGGCATTTGGACTCTCTAGCATCAAGACTCCAGCTCTCGGGGTCATATCAATCTTGTCTCCGGAAGTGGGCCAGGGGAAAAAGACAGTCGGACGTGGGCAAAAAACTCTCTTATTCTTGTATCTCAAGTAGACTGTGAATTTAATGTCAGGCTTTGTGCCAGCAAAGAACAGAGTGCCGAAATCAGAATTAGGGGCAATGCCCAAGCTCCCAGTGTTGTCAAATCTCTTGTGTCCATTATACCAGACAGCTGATAGGACTGAAAGTGGAGAATTGTAAGGAACTACAAAGGAAATCTGATTTGAAATGCCAGGTCCGGCACTATAAACCTGGGGGGTTCTGCCTTCTGAGAGGGAACTTACTTCATGGAGAACCTGGGTAGTGGGCTTGGTTGGTGTACCAGTGGGACACCACCTCACCAACAGCCCATGGTTGCCTGAAGTGTGAGGACTAAGAGTCACTTCTAAATCACATTTATAATACACAAAGGGGGAGAAGAGGCAGAAGGAATAATCCTGTTTGGATTTAAGCGGAAAGACTTTTGAGGTCTCCTCATTTCCATTGCCCCAAATTTCTGTCAGACGCTGTGGCCTGAGTTGGTCATAGGCGGGGTCAAATTGGGGCCCAGGGGTCAGTATCACTGAGTTCGGGCAAGTCCCATTAGAGAACGGGGCAAAACCAGATTCTAGACTGCCGGACTTCACGGTGAAGGCACCAATGGGACTGGACCTATTATAGAAGAAAGCCACCTTCGTTTGGTTCTCAGGCAAGTAAACTGGTTGAGCCACAAAGTCAGCAGTTGCGTTTGTGTTTTCAGTGACCCCTTTTTCAGCGTTTTCTACTCCCTGAGGGCTCCAGGGGGCAGGTGAGATAGGCATCTTGAGTGAGAAATCCTTCCCTGCGCTCACCATTGTTAGTATCTTAGCAGAGGTCGGGCATCCTGGTGGGTAAGTGAGGGGAGTGAGCTGCCACACGGTAACCCAGCCATCCGCATTAGTGATGTTGACTTGGTCAGTACCTACCATGCGGAAGTGAGTGGGAGAAATAAAAGGCACAGTGAAGGAGTAAGAAGAATTTAGCCCCAAATCCCAAATCGCATAAGTCGCCTGCATGGCTTGGTCTCGACTAGTGGGCTTGCCCGCTCCAGGTGGGGTGTAGGCAATGAGGAACTTGCCCTTCATCATCGCGGTCCCAGTGAACACAAAGGTATAAACCAATGATCCCCGGTACTGAGCAAAGTTTCTAGACAAAGCGGCCAAGAATGTATTGGCCAGACAGGAGCAGGACAAGGTCACTTGATAGGTGGCCAGCGGTTGGGTCTTGACGGCTGTGTTGGATGCCTCAATGTAGGGGACAGCATTAGGGATCTTATTCCCAATAAAGGTTGGAATCTGAGCTATCTCCAGGAAGTCCTTGTATTCGCCTACCATGTAATTGGATGGAGCAACAGGAGTCTTGCCATAAATAGGCACTGTGCTGTCTGGCAGAGTAGAATACCAGGTACCAGCATGTTCTCTAATTGTGACCGGAATGGGCGACTGTCTAGAAAGTGTCTCATGCCGGAGGCCATTAAAGACAGGCCTTACTGGCTGAATAGAAGCGGTGATATCCAAACTGGTAGAAGCCCCGGTTGAGTATGTCAGGGGAGCAACCACTGCAATCACCAAAGTCCAGGAAGCATGTTGTGTCCAGGAGGAAGTGGGGGCTATGTTTACATATGGCACCTCAAGATCCACTGTGGTGTTAGTTCTCAGATTCAGGAATTGATGGGGATACAAGGTCCACTGCCAGAAGTTCTGATGGTCCATGGCAAATGGTCCCTTTTTGTTTGTCTGAGTTCTGGTTCCATTAGGCAGGTTATCCTTGGACCAACGGTTGTCCATGGCAAAAGCATCTAAGGTTGGATACTCTGGTGCCATGAACACCAGCAAACCTCCAGCGTGGAATTGAGAGGCGTTGCACTGAACTTGCACCCGCCATCCAGTTTTCACCAGGTAGTGCCGGCGGAGGGCCGCACCAAAGACACCACCATCTTCACCGGACAGGACGTGAGGAAGGGGAATGCGGATGTACTCAAAGGGCTTTTGTGTTGATGTCCAATCATTAACCTTGAAGGTGTAGTACCTTTCCACCGCCAGGATCTTTTCTGAAGCAGTGTCAGCACATGATGCCGGATGCTCTCCATCATGAACGGTACCATAACCGACAAGACGGCCCACTGTTGACTGGGTGTTTGTGACCGTATTGCCGGCAGTGTCTTGAGACACTCGATCAGACAGATTCTCCATTTCTTCTGTATTTTGATCAGCTAGCAATGGAAGCATATTAGAAAAGGCATTCACTGCGCCCGAAAAGAGATTCGAAAATTGACCGTAGGTTCTGGGTGGGTCAGACCCGGCTGCATTAGCAGAGAGGTCAATGGAGTTTTGATATTGGTTGGAGTAAAAGTTATTGATGATCACACCTTCATTGCCTTCCGAGGAGGAGTTATTCTTGTCTGAGGAGGTGGAATTGCCCTGTAACTCGAAAACGACTTCCATGTCTAATTCGGGATCAAAGACATCATCCTCTCCATCAGTCAATAACTCCTCTGGGTACCATTCTTCATCATACTTTAGCAGGTAAAATCCATTACGGTATTGTAGAGCAGAGCATTTTGGGCATTCCTCAAAAGTGAGAGAGTGCGCGCAAGTCTCTTGTTCCATGGTTGTGGCCATATTATCATCGTGTTTTTCAAAGGAAAACCACGTCCCCGTGGTTCGGGGGGCCTAGACGTTTTTTAACCTCGACTAAACACATGTAAAGCATGTGCACCGAGGCCCCAGATCAGATCCCATACAATGGGGTACCTTCTGGGCATCCTTCAGCCCCTTGTTGAATACGCTTGAGGAGAGCCATTTGACTCTTTCCACAACTATCCAACTCACAACGTGGCACTGGGGTTGTGCCGCCTTTGCAGGTGTATCTTATACACGTGGCTTTTGGCCGCAGAGGCACCTGTCGCCAGGTGGGGGGTTCCGCTGCCTGCAAAGGGTCGCTACAGACGTTGTTTGTCTTCAAGAAGCTTCCAGAGGAACTGCTTCCTTCACGACATTCAACAGACCTTGCATTCCTTTGGCGAGAGGGGAAAGACCCCTAGGAATGCTCGTCAAGAAGACAGGGCCAGGTTTCCGGGCCCTCACATTGCCAAAAGACGGCAATATGGTGGAAAATAACATATAGACAAACGCACACCGGCCTTATTCCAAGCGGCTTCGGCCAGTAACGTTAGGGGGGGGGGAGGGAGAGGGGGGGGGGGGGGGGGGGGGGGGGGGGGGGGGGGGGGGGGGGGGGGGGGGGGGGGGGGGGGGGGGGGGGGGGGGGGGGGGGGGGGGGGGGGGGGGGGGGGGGGGGGGGGGGGGGTCTGTTGTTATTTTGGGGTGGCACTTACGGCAGTACCCGCCCTGGCACTATCGTAGCCTTCACGTTGAAAGGGGGAGTGGGTAGTCACGGACCCAGCCTGCGATATCGAGCAGACTGGCAATCCGGATCTCCCACCCCCGGCTTTCAA